GTATAAGAAACTTGCTAAACTGCCCCAATATTCACCTATGGTGATTGCATTGGGTGTTGCTAATGCCTTTTGAATCATATCATAAAATTGGCCAAACCATTCGTTAATCTTAACATCAATCTCGACTTGTATCCAAAGCGATGATAGGATTATTGCTGATCCTAGCCAGGACCATAAAGCCCATTTTTTTACTGTAAAAAATCTAAACATAATTTTTCCTCTTTATAATGCTAGTTAAGATTAACTACGCATATAACTATTTACCATCTTGGAAGTTCGCAAGTCATAAATACTGTATATAATAGGAAAACCATATGCCAAGACTCAGTTTATATAAACCATACAAAAGTAACGATTTTACCTTCATGGATAGAAGTATTCTTGAACAATTCTCAATCGGTGGTGTCGCAATACATGTTCACAAGTATCTTGGGCCACAAGATGACCCATCCAATAACGATCCAAGTGAACCTAACTATAGTAGTGGCACACAAAAAGATATGTTATCCGGTGAAGAATTAAATCCAGAAGGTTTAGTAGACGAAACTAAAATACAAGACTTACTGTTTATGGAAAATAGAGATCGTAAATACGATCCAGATATTTTTGAACTACGTGGTGTATATAATGTAAGTGATAACGACTTTGATTTAACACAGTTTGGTTTATTTTTAACTAACGATACACTGTTTATTACTTTTCACATAAATGATATGGTTCAAAAACTTGGTAGAAGATTAATGCCAGGTGATGTATTAGAATTACCACATTTACGTGATGAATTACTATTAAGCACAGACAGAGATGCTGTTAACAAATTTTATGTAGTGCAAGATGCCGCAAGAGGAAGTGAAGGTTTTTCACAAACTTGGTATCCACACATTTGGCGTGTTAAAGTAGCACCACTAACAGATACACAAGAATACGCAGATATACTTGGAACTGCTGGTGATCCAGATAGTCTAAAACAAAGCCTAAGTTCATATGAAACTGAAATGAACATTAGTAATGCTATTGTGGCTTCTGCAGAAGAAGCCAATCCAAATAACCTACCACTAGCAGAACATTTATTTGGAGTAGATGATCAAAAAGAAGGTGCATACGAGCATGGTGAAGTTTTACAAACAGGTGATCAATTCCCACAACAACCAAACGATGGAGAATATTTCATAAGAAATGATTTCAATCCAAATAGATTGTTTGTGTTTAGAGGCAGCAGATGGCATAGGTTATATGATAACATTACAGACAAAACATGGTCTGATAAAACTTACAATGCAGGAGACTTTATTAACAATAATTCAACAACAGTTGTCGACAATACAGAGGTCCCAGAACGTCAAGCATTATCTAAGGTAATGACACCAAAGAAAAAAGGACTAGATTCAGACTTTTAGGAATAAGCAATGGCAGAGCAACAATACTTTTACGATAAACAAATTAGAAGATACATTCAGCAGTTTATAAGACTGTTTAGTGGATTCAGTGTGCAAATGGGCAAGGATGAAACTGGCTTAGCACAAATGCAATTAGTTCCCGTTCGTTATGGTGATATTAATCGTATGGCAGCACATATAACAAGAGAGAATAGTGAGAACATTGTTAACACTGTTCCTTTTATTAGTTGCTACGTAACTAACTTAGCTATGGCGCCAGAATTAAGAACATTTCCAGCTCATGTTGATAAAGTTCAAGTAGCCGAAAAGAAATACGACGATGTAACTGGCCAATATAGTAACGAACCGGGTAATAGATATACAATTGAACGACATAACCCAGTTACATATAAGTTATCAATGAATTGTGATATATGGACATCAAACACTGAACAAAAATTACAACTAATGGAACAAATATTAGTGTTATTTAATCCTACATTAGATGTTAGAACATCAAATAATCCATTTGATTGGAGTGCTTTAACTTATGTAGAAATGATGAATACTACATGGAGCAGTAGAAGTATAGGTAGTAGCATTGACGATATTATAGATGTTGCATCTATACAATTTGACATGCCAGTATTAATTAATCCGCCAGCGAAAGTTAAACAACAAAAACTTATTCATACTATTATTAATCAACTATATAATTTAGATGATGCAGATTTAGATAACTTTAAACAAAATACTCCATTTGATAAAACTTCAGTTGAATATACTGTTGTTACATTTGAAGATAGAAAAATTAAATACGAAGATGGTGAGGTAACACTACTTGCACTAGATGGATCTAACTTAGACTCAAGTGATACTGTTATTACATGGGAAAAAGATTTAAAACCTTTTGGAACATTACGTCCTGGTATTAGTCAAATTAGATTAAGAAAAAATTCAGAACCAGGCGAAGACGATGATGATATAATTGGAAAACTATACGAACATCCAAATAACCCTTCAAAATTAAATGTTACAATTGACGAAACTACTTTGCCAACTAATACATTATCACCTGTTGATGGGATAATAAACGGTATGGTAAATTATCCAGGTGACGGAACAGTTCCTACTCCAAATAATGTTGGAGTTAGATATTTATTAATTGATGCAATTCCTGTTAGCTCTAATTGGAATGGACTATCAACTGCAGGCAAATATGATATTGTAGAATTTGATGGCAGTGGCTGGTCTATAGTGTTTAATGCTGGTGAAAATATTTCGTCTAAGCATTACTGTAATAATATATCAACTGGCGATCAATTAGAATGGAAAGACGGAGCATGGGTTAATAGTTACGAAGCTGTATATAATGCAGGATTCTGGAGACTCTACTTATAATGATAGAAGCAAGTGGCTGTATTTTTCTTAGCTCACAAACAGGAAGAATTTTATTACAACTTAGAAGCACCAAAGTTACTCATTCTAAAACATGGGGATTTTTTGGTGGCAAGAGCGAAGAAGACGAACGCCCAATCGAAACACTAAGACGTGAAATACAAGAAGAAATCGGCATGATGCCTGAAATAGTAAAAACTATTCCTATAAGCAAATTTACAAGTGGTAATGGTAGATTTATATACAACAGTTTTGTTGTAATAGTAAAGGAAGAGTTTATTCCTATTCTCAACGGAGAAAGTGATGGATATGCTTGGGTTGATATAGGCAAATGGCCTAAGCCTTTGCATCCAGGTGCAAAGATACAGTGTAAGTCTAGAGATTTCTTAAAGAAAATAAAAACTATCTACGCAAATGCATAGATAGTTATAAAGTTAGTCAGCACTAATACGTTTTTTCATACTTTCAACAAATTGTTCACGTAACCATTCAAAATCATTAATTTTGTTTAGTGCGTCTACATCATCTTTATGTTGAATGCCGTATGCTTTGCCTTCGTTTGCACCTTTAATACAGTAACGTCCAAAACGTCCACCATTATCAACTTCACACCACGTTTTTAAACGATCTTCAGTTTCTTTAACAGGTGAATTAGGGTTAATTTGTGATGATAATTTTACACATTCACGGAATGCACTACGCCATGTTCTAAATGGATCTCTATTAAAACGTGTTATGTTTGAAACATCTCTAACTGGTTGATAAAATGCTGATCCTGTGCTGAAGTCTGGTAACACATGTCCCATTTCAATAACTTGTTGTCTTGGAAATAATTTTATACCGCCATATCCATATTCCAAATCATTAATTGGGTTACGAGCAAACCATACATATGTTGTATTAGCTCTTTTTGCCATTGGTGGGATATAATCAAAACAAAAATTATTCATAATATCTGCATCTGCATCAACAATATATACCATTTCTGATTTTGCAAGTTCTCCTGCTTTTTTATGAGCATTACCAATGCCTTCTACATTTTTAACATGTATTGCATCTGGAAAACGAACTTTTAGTTTTTGATAATTTTGATCTGCTTCTGCTTCATGGAAACTGATCATAACAATATCAAAGTCTGCTTCGTGATAAGATCCTATTACTTTATTTTTTACTGCTCCGTGTATTACACCACCTGTTGGAACTAGTTGAATGTCTCCCCAATTTACAGGACGTCCAGTTCTTTTAATTACCTTTGGAAATTTGTGTATAACATTATGTCCTACATCACTTGGTTTATAGTGCCAAGGAAAATTAGGGTTTACTGTTGCTCCTTTAAGAACAACCCAAACCATATCTGATTTACCTGCATATTGTGATGCAAGTTCAGATAAAGAATCTGTATCAGTTGTTTTTTGATCTACGTAAATTATTGGATATGGAGTAAAAATAAATTTCTTTAATCTATCCCAAGGTGTAATTACACTTTGTCCATTAAAACTAAGTAAATTATTATTTGTTGAAGTTTTGCTAATCATAACAATCGCCTTTTATTGTGTATTCTTTTGTGCCTATGTGTGCAACTCTATCACTTAACTGATTGTCAACATGTGAAATATATCCATGTGTTGACGCTTTTTTGCAAAAATATATATCTTCGCCCATTAAGTTAGTATAGTCATCATTCCATTCAACGCTATAGTGAGGTTTAGGAATATTTTCATATACACATCTATTTACCAATAACAAACCACTGCCTAATGCAAATACTTCTTCGACACCGTTGCCTCCGAAAACTCTTTTATCAAGATTGGTTTCATTTTTAAATGCTACTGGTCTATGCGGTTTTACCCTAGTGCTATAATTTGCTCCTACAATATCTTTTTTATGTGATAGCAAAGAAAATAATGCATCTACTGGAAATTTCATATCACTATCAACCCAAAATATATGTGTTGCTTGTGTTTCTAAAACTTCGTCAACTAATTGTTGGCGTTGCATTGCTACTTCGCTGCCCATTACCATATGTAGAGAAACTTTTTGTCCTTTCTCACCACATTTTTTCATAAGCATAGCCAAACTATAACTAAATGTGGATGTCACAAGGTCCCTTACTGGAACGCATATTGCAACATTTGAGGTAGGGTCAGGTTTCTGTATAAACTTGGGTATACTTACCATTTAAATTAATCAGTAAGCTCTGAACCAAGTTCTGCTTCAATTTCTTGCACTGAATCATTTAATGATTTAGCAAGCATAGTAGCTGATTTTACAGATGAAGCAAATGCATCATCAGATAAAGATGCCATGTAATTCATATGCTCTGGTTGAACTTTACCAATTGTAAGAATATCAATTGCAGCCAAACGTGCTAGACGTTGTGTCCAATATTCTTCTTCAGTCGATTCAATGCCGCTGATTAAAGCGTCAAATTCGCCGTTTTTAGCAACAAAGTCAGTAGCCACTGCTTCTAGTATTGCTAAGTCTGGGTGTGACTGTGAACGTGCTTGCATTAGCTCATTTTGTAAGTTTAATGCTTGTCGTTCTACTGTTGGGTGTGCTCCCAACAAAAATGTTTCTATTTCAAATCGTGTTCTTGAACTCATAGTTTTCTCCTGTATTGAGTATACTTTTATGTATTCGTTTAATTATACAACATAAAGTAAACACTGTCAAGAGCTACTTGACAGTGTTTTTAATAAAATTATATATTTTATGATGCGCCTGTTGAGTTAGGGTTTTGCCATCCGCCAAACGTGGCTGATAGTTTAATGTTGGTTGTCACATTAGGTGAGATAAACGTTCCTAGTTGGTATAGTGAAACTGTTCCACTTAGTCCAAAGTAGTCACGCACTGTGCTCATGCTAATTTGTGATCCGGTTGCTGGTAATGCCATTTGTTACTCCTCGAGTTTATTAACGTTAACAAACATTCGTTTGCTAGTTATATTTATCGTAATCGATATTTAAGTTGTGTTTAAGGTTAATTATCTTTTGCCTTTTAAAAATTCTACTTCCTTCGTAAGATCTTCAATTTGGCTTTGTTGTTCTTTGATTGCTTCAATAAGAACGCCTACTATATTTCCGTATGCTACAGATTTATAGCCTGTGTTGTCGTCATTATGCACTACCTCTGGTAATACTTTTTCTGTCTCCTGTGCAATAACACCAGTTGACTGTCTTAGTTCACCAGTTAGTGAATCTGTTTTATCAAACATAACTCCACGCATTGATTTAACTTTGTCTAATGCATCTTCTATTGTTGTTATGTTGCTTTTTAGTCTTTCATCTGAGAATGCTGTAACATCACCTGATGCAGTAATTTCTCCTGTAACTGATAATGCTGAACTGCTAAGAACCATTTTTTCAGTATCATCAATATAAAATTGTATTTGTGTATCTGCTTCAACATTTCCTACATCTGCATTAAATCTTAGGTTGTCACCAAATGAAACTATATCATGATATAATCCTGATGTAGTTGTATCATTTAATCGAACTCCTGGGTTTGTTGATTGAACAGTAAGTTCTTGTCCAGGGGTTAATGTTCCAACTGATAATTCTCCAGTTACTCCAAAATCACCTGTATAACTTCCACTCATTTTAAACTCTGTTCCAGTTAATGTCAACCCATTTCCGGCTGTATATGTTGTGTCTGTATCGGTGTTTGTGTCTGTGCTACTAATAGTAAAGTTAGGATATGTTCCACTAATACTTGTAGCGCCTGATCCTGTTAAACTTACAGTTTGATCTGGTGCAGTATTTCTAAACTCTGTTCCTACTAGAGTAAGCCCAGTGCCTGCTGTATATGTTGTATTTGTAAATGATGTAATATATCCTGCACCATTAGTTAACTGATTGTTATTAGTTGGTATTGTTGGCTTATTAGATAAATCATTATAACTAATTGTTCCTACACTTGTTAAATATCCGCTATCATTTGTAAATGAACTTATGTTAGTTGGTATACGTGCATCAACTCTAGCATTAGTATAATATAAGTTTGTTCCTTCTGTTAAATTAGAAGTAGTCTTGCCATTAAATATTGTATCAACTCTTGCAGATGTAAAGTAAAGATTGCTTGCACCTTCTGTTACATCATCTGTAGTATTCGATGATAAGTCATAACCACCGCTTGCTGTTGTTGCCGAAGCAATTGTCATTGTATTAAGCGAATCGTTATATGTAAGTGTTATGTTACTGCCCGCTACAAGAAGATTAGAAACTCTATCATCTACTCTTTCATCTGTATAGTAAAGGTTTGATCCTAGCCATGCATCTGCTGTTGAATTAAAGTCTGCTGTTGCTAACTTTGTTCCTATTTGTGTGCTGAGCGTTGTGCTAAGATTTGCATCATCACCAAGTGCTGCCGCTAATTCGTTTAATGTATCCAGCGTTCCTGGTGCGCCATCAACTATTGCGGCAATTTCTGTATCAGTGTATGCGTTTGCTGTTGTTACTGCATCTGCTTCGGCTGTATCTGCATATGATTCATATGCAGTTGTAATTGCTGTTTCTCTTGTATCAGTGTATGCTTTTGCATCTACTTCGGCTTGATCTGCATAGGTTTCATATGCAGTTGTGATTGCTGTTTCTCTTGTATCAGTATATGCTTTGGCATTTACTTCGGCTACTGTTGCTTTAGATGTTGCGTCTGCAGATGCTAATGCAGATGCTGTTGAAATTGCATCTGCTTCGGCTTGATCTGCATATGATTCTGTTGCATAGCCTTTTGTGCCTAATACAGTGTTTACTCTAGCATCAGTATAATAAAGATTACTTGCTTCTGATATGTCGTCTGTATCTAATGCGCCTGTTCCGCCTGATATTGCACTATCAACATATGATTTAGTTGCGGCATTATCGGCACTAGTTGGTGCGCCACTTAATGTTAATGCACCTGTAAGTGTTCCACCTGTAAGTGGCAATACTGTTGCAATTTCTGTATCCGTATATGCTTCAGCACCTGATCTGGCTGTGTTTGCTTTATTGGTTGCATCTACACTTGCTTGACTGACAGCCTGAGATTTTGCCGAATTTGCTTTATTAGTTGCATCTAGACTTGCTTGTGACGTTGCTGTAGAAATTGCATCTTGCTCGGCTTGGTCTGCATATGATCTGTATGCACTTGTAATTGCACCTTCGCGGCTATCAGTGTATAATCTTGCATCTTGCTCGGCTTGATCAACATATGATTCTGTAGCATATCCTGTTAAATCTGTGCTCAATGATGATAAGTTAACTGTATTACCGTTACTTATTGTTAACAGTGGATCTGAGAAAGATAATGTTTGCTTGTTAGCATTAATGAGTTGTTCGACTCTAGCAGTTGTATGAAATAAGTTTGTAAAGC